GCAACATTCCATGTAAAGAACTTCGGTGAAAGTGGGTCAAAGTGCTCAGTTATTTCATCCCAATCCTCACCTCTAGCCCATGATATTGCTACTGCCACTGCGGAAATAGCTGCAATACCCTTAATCAAGCCTTGTATAGCCAATCTGTTGCGTATTCCTGATTGCCCGAATGATACTGCCCCTTTGCCAGCATCAACTAGCAAGGCAGCGATAGCCCTGTTATAGCGAGGCGCAAGTAATGTGGCTGTTTCAGTAGCCCTCCAGTTTGGGCTAACACCGAGCTTCGCGCTGGAAGTCAAACCTCTGAACTCATTGATAAATTGGTCTACCTCCGCCATTTCAGCAGGAGTCTTTGCCAGATGTTCAAGTGCCTCTGCCATTTTAATACCAGCATAGTCAAGTGTGCCTTCAAATACCCTCTGGAATGGTTGGAGAACTGTAGCACCTGCTTTGCCAACGGCTCTAGGAGGAAGCAACCCTAATTTCTTGAGTGTTGCTTCTTGTTTCGGCCAGATATTTATCCGAGTAGAGAGCATACCGCCCTTTGCCATCGCCTCAGTGAACTCTGTTCCTGCTGTTGAAAGGAGAAGTCCGGGGTGTCTATCTATAACTGCCTTATGCTCTGCTAGGAACCTGTCTTGCCATGTGGAGTCAAGCAGTATTTTCGGCATTGAAGCAGCAGCCCCACCATATATTCTTGGGTTACTACCAAGAAGAAATATCAACTGAATAGCCAGAGGGCTAAAGTCTCCAGCCAACTTGAAATATCTAATCAGAGCATTAACCTTATTAACTGCTGCCAATGCCTGAGACATTCCAGGGTCAAGTGATCTCCGCAATGTCTCTGCCAGTTCCTTTGCTTCTGTCCCTGTAAATATCTTTCCTGAGAAGGCAGGGTGCATCACCATTGCCTCCCCGATTTTGGGAGCCATAGCTTTTTCCCTTGCTCTTGCTCTGGCATTTACCGCTGCCCATTTAGCCTTGTTATCTGCTCTCTCCAGTGCCTTTGCCTTCTTGGCGAGTGCCTGAACATCCTCCGCTGTTGGCTCACCAGCCTGTATTTGAGGTATAAGCCTCTTTAATTCGGTTGCTTCATCAGGGTATGTTCTAGCGATGGAGTTCAAAGTCGCATCTGGCACTCTCTCCCCCCTGACCGCCCTATTTAGTGCCGCAATCAACTGACGACTACTGTTTAACCGTATCTTGGCAGACTCGGCAGCCAATACAAGCTCCTCTGGTGCTCCGTTGGTTCTCCATGATACTTGTGTTAATAGCCAATCGGAAGCCTTTTTGTCAGCCACACGGTTATATGCAGCTCTGACATTAAGAGCCAGTGCCTCATCATCAGGTATATACTTGTATCCATCAGCAATCGCCTCTTTAGCGGTAGCATAAGACCTCGGTTTCTCAAAACTAGCTTTTTTACCTACTCTGGTTGGGCCTGCTCCGATATAAGTGGTATCCAGTATCTCACCATCGGATGATATTTTGGCGAATACTCGTCTACCTGCGTATTCGCCACCTTCCTCAAAGGTTAGTTCATTAACATCAATATCGTTATCACGCAGATATTTCAGCTTTGCTTCCTCAATATCGTGCGCTCTTTCAATCCACTTCTTTTGCTCAGGGGTAAGCCTATCGGCATACTTCTTAGGGTAAGTTCGTATATCATTTACGGATAGCCCTTTTAGCTTACCCGATGCTATCAACCCATTATCATCTAGTTTACCGAATATCTTTGCCTGATTACCCATTTCACCGAGATATGAAACAATGCCCTGTGCTTTCTGTATCCCTTCTTCCCTCAAAACCACTCTACCGATGACAAACTTTTTAGCAGGGGTATCAGCTATAGCAGAAGGATTAACTTTGGACATTACTTGCTTTACCACAGGCAGATTAGCAATCCACCTCGATACATCGGGCTTTGTAGAGTAATCAATAACCGTCTGAATATCCTGCAAAGGAGCGAAACTAATCTTACCAGAAGGTTCTACAGGTGGTGGCTCAGATGTAATCCCAGTTTCAGGTGGTGGGGGAGGCGGTTGTTCAGGAATACCCTTACCAGCCACTTCCGCAGGTGTTACACTCTCTATGGGGGCTGTGGCAATCTCGGCTTCCAGTTGTCCAGCTTCAGTAACAGGAACTTCAGGAGTTATTGCCTCACCTTTTGGCAATAACAAGCCTCTATCTTGAGCTATTTTTACTACACGTTCAGGTGTTTTGCCAACAACTTCAGTTTCACCAACTATTGTTTTCCACCAGCCCTTTTGTTTGCCAGTTGCTATTCTTTCTAAAATAATCCCATCTGGTGTTTGTAATAAATTAGCTTCGCCTCTAGGTGTTCGCCCTATAACCTTATTTGTAACTTCTGGTGCAGGTGGCTTTTCAGGTATCAGTTCTGCTCTAACACCACTTACTGCTTGAACTGATACTGGTTTTTTACTAGTCAACCCCCCTATAATCTCAGACATGGAGAATTTCTGCCCGGGAACTGCCGTATTGGTTGCTGTTAATGCGGGCAGCAATTCGTTCTCAAAATCTTTGATAGCATTTTCTACCGCCTGATTAGCAGCTTGAGTTTTATTCACTCCTCTGCCCATGCGGGAAAGCATATTCTCGGTAGCTTTTTCTTGTAACCATGTTTTATTTTTGACTATCTGATTATAGAGAACATCTTGTAACGCCTTGAATCTCTGCGCTGGCACTCCCCTGCTTCTCTGAGCAATCCACTTATCCAGTCCAGTATTTAGTGCCATTCCGAGTGTTTTATCTCCTACCTCTTTGAATAAGGCTGGCAAAGCTCTAGCACCTTGATAAGCACCAAAGGCTATCAGACCGAGTGCTACCAAGTCTCCAGCACTTATGGGAATGCCACCTGCTTCAAATAATGGGGTAGTAGCTGCTGCAACAGGATACTTCTCTATCTTCTGGTAAAGCGATTCCTCTGGAGGACTGACTTCTCGTAAAAATACATCAGGGTCTAGACCAAGTAATTTGTATTCCTCACGGCTAAGATACCGCGTAGTAGTGCCGGGCTCAGTTTCAGCCTCCAGAATAGGTGCTTCTGGTTGTGGTGGTGTAACTTTGTCGGTAGCCCCCAAAGATGATAATAGACTCTCAGTATTGGCAAGTAACTCATTCATTGACAAAGGTTTACCCGCTAGAGGTCTTTCCTCAGTCACTGTTGGGGTAACTGGTGGTGGCTCTTTTACTCTCTTCCAGTATGGAATGTATTCTTTGACATCTGGCATTATAAAACCTCAATTAGAAAGCAATCGTTCTGACTTTTGGAGCATACGCTCCCGGTCTCTCTCCCCTTGCGTATGGGCCTAAACTAGCAAATTCCTCTTTGATGCGTGCTCTCTCATTCTCCAGGAATTTAGCCCAGCCACTAGCGGTGCGGTTTTCCACCGTCTTTGAGCTAAACTGACTTACGATTGAGGGATAATTGCTCTCAAACCAGCTTTTCCATCGGGGCGGGCCTGTTACACCTACCTCCTCAAATGTTGGCGGTTCAATAGTTACTGGTGCTGCCCGTGTCGGTGCCAGTCCTCCTTGTATAGCTTCCTTGCCTACCCAAGACAACTGAGCTTTCTCTGCTGATGTAAGGTTAGCAAATTCCTCACTTTCGGGATTTGCCTGATACCTCATACCAATTTGCTGAGCTGCTTCAGGTGTCACCATCTCATGTTCCCTAGAGAACTTCTGAGCGAAAGTACCTGGCTCCTCACCTCCACCCTCCTCCTCACCGCGCCTCTCAGCCGTCTGGATGCGGGCTCTTTCCTGAATACTACTTGTTAATTGACTAACGCCTTGCTGCAACTGGATGATTTGCGAGTCAATTATGCCCTGTAAATAGTCAGGAGCAGTTGTTTTCTGCAACTGTAGCTGGCGTATAGCGTTTTGCCCTGCGATTACCTGGTCTTCCTGTGTCCCTCTGGCATAAAGCGGGAGTTGCCCCAGTTGGCCAGCAGTAACTTCTCTTTGCTCCTGAAACGCTCTCGCTTCCGCCTCTTTCCTTTTCTGTTCAGCTACAGGGAGTCCAGTCCAATATCTCTCAACATCGCTTTGTAAGCCCTGATTCAACTGATAGAAGTGTTTAGGCTCTCCCTGATATTCCCCTACCCCCAAGATTTGCTGTTCAACATCCTGCAAAGTAACATTTCGTTCTTCTGGTGAAATAAATCCCTGTTCTACCTGATAATCCTGATAGGCTATATACCGTTGCATCCAGGCAATATCTGCCCTTTCCTCGGTGATGTTGGGCGAACCAGCAGCTATCCAATCAGAGATTTCAAGCACACCACCAGCATTGCGGTATTCATTCCATGCTTTCCACTGGTCAGTGCTTATTGGGCCACCGCCACCTCCAAGGGGCTGCAAATATCGTTCCCGACCTGTTACCATCTTATATCTCCCTACCGCTTTCTTTTCAAATAGTCCTGAAAGACTCCCTGCCAGTAGTCTTGTGTGCTCATACCCCATCCTGCTCTTGTATTTATCTGGTTCGGCTGGCTGGTATTAGCCTGTGAGGGTCTAGGCTGGCGGTTAAATAATTGCCTATCTCGCTGGTAATGATAAGGCTCTCTCTTTCGTGTCAGTTGTGCTGCTGCATAATCTCTCGGTTGTTCTACAAAATCAGGCATTACATCATCCCCTCACTACCCATTCCTTGAGGTAATTGAGCAGGAGTGGGGGTAGAAGGAGCAGTTTGCTGCTGTTCACTCATTTCCATAGCGTATAAATCCCTCATCACTTGCTCAGCCTCATCCTGTCTGCCTGCTATCATAAGAGCTTTGATAGCTCTTACCATAGCCATCTTAGGGGAATGTTCAGCCATCTCAATAGCCGACATATCGCCAAGCCCTTTCGGGTCAGGCAGTTTAAGGATATATTCATGTATAAAGGCATCTGGCAGACCCAATCTCTTTGCCATATCCGCAATCTGGTAGGTATCAAACTGAGTCCAGGGGGTTCTGGCAGTAAATTCAACCTTTGTGATATGAGGCTTTTTCAAATCCACAGGCGTTACATTAACCTCGAAATACTTCTTTTTCTCCTCATGCTTGACGTTTACAGTGATATTGGAGTCTATAAGTTGCTCCTCAATCTGGCGGCAAATCTCAGCGTAAAAGTAACTGAGGTTCTTTAATTGAGGGTTAAAAACCTTATTCCCCGCTTCATGTACTAGATTATACAAAGTACCCGAAGGAGGTGGGCTACCCACAGGGATATGCGGCAGGCTAGCTCTCTCCATCTGCTCATTAAGCCAGTTCAAAATCTGCACCACAGTCGGTGCAAGCTCCTTCATAGGGGCTGGGTCCAGTTTATTATGATTCATGGGCAGGTTGAGCACCGCTTCCGCAAGATAAACGGTTGTCTGCAACTGCTGACCCTGCTCATCATAGTAGTTGATTACAGGCTGCTTAGAAAGAAGGTTAGCGTGAGTAGCAGCAATAGAGGCAAACCTATTGCGAGTCTTGTTTATCTCCCTCATCGGAGCGAAGATACCTTCTCCATATCCACCCGCCTCACTGCCCGTAATAGATGCCACCGGCGGTCTGGTTGCTACCGGCACGATAGTTACAGGGAAAGACCTGATTTCATGCTCTTTAGGTGGCTTGAGAAATTCCTTGTCGCAAATCACAGCATTGGTGAACTTCTTATCCCCGTCATGTCTCCAATAGTCAATAACCTCATTCTCCGTATTCTTCTTGGCATTATAGCCCCATTCATCCTTCAAGGCAGCCCCGGAACGCCATGTCTTGTAGCCAGACCACAGCAGGCTGTCTCCCCCGACATCATAGGTGAGCCATCTGGGGTCTAAAGGCATGAGGTCGAATATCACATCCCCGCTGTTTGCTTTATAAACCAGCGTTCTGCTGGCAATATATCCTCTCACAATGGAGTACCAGATAGAGGCTTCTCTTAAAGTGGGCATGAGCAGTTTCCGTAGCCTTCTGTCTGCCATGTCAAAAGCGAAATACAAAAGTCTCTCCAGACTGGCAATATCATCCCTTTTATCTTCCCCTTTATTCTCCACCATCCTCACGATAATCTGCATTTCGGCATCCGAAAGAGTAGACTGCACCTGGTCGGCAAAGGTACGAGGGTCATTGGAGACGATATTAACATCACTGTCGTGCATCCCTGCCATCTGTTTCGTGGTAACTTCATAGTCCTGGACAGGATAAGACCTCGTATGCAACGCCCACATCTCAAAATCTTCATCCATGCGTTGGAAAGTGGAAGAAAACCCGTTACCACTCTCTGCCTTGTTTACCTTTTCCGCTATCTCGGAAGCACTTTCCTCTATCTTTTTCATAAAATTACCTCACCTACTTGACAAACCATTTATAATGTGCTACTATCATTATGAGGAGGTGAACATGAAACTACCAGAATACACCTGCCAGCGATGCGGGCATACATGGATACCCCGAAAGAGTACCAATCCCGTTCGCTGCCCCCGTTGCATGAGTCCCTACTGGAATAAGAAGAAAGGAGGTGAAAATGCCTGATTTAATTGATGAGGGCAAACTCAGCAAGGCCATAAACAATGGGCTAGACCAGCTAATCCAAATCATGAAAGAGGATAAGCCTACCAAAGAGCAGTTTACACAAGCTCGTCTTGCGGCTTCAATGGCTGGAATCGGTACTCGCTATCTCGCCACAAAGAGTGCCACTCATTCCCTGAGCTACCGAATTGCCATGACTATCCTCAAAAGCAACAAGGAGCGCAAGGAATATCTCCAAGTCTCCAGCCCAAGCTTGAAATTATTGAAGTAACTTGACTATACTGTACTCGGCGCGACACTATACGTCGCCAGACCTTACTCCACGAGACAAACCAAAACAAATTTTAAGGAGAATAAGATGATAAAAGTAGAAACCTCAATCTCGGGTATCAAACCCCTGGCGGTAGACAAACTTGACATCGAAAGAATCATCAAGCCAGAGCCTAACCCTAAGAAGTATACCGAGGAAATACTAGCTCACCAGGCTGAATTGTCCCTCTACCGCAATCATGACGGCCTATTTATCCCGAACCGAAACCTGAAAAAGTGCTTCATTCAAGGTGCGAAAATGGGGCGCATTACCCTCGGTGGGAGGCGCAACCTGTATCCCTTTATCGAGGCCTCAGTCTTTATCAGCCCAGACGAAATTCCCTTGAACAAAGAGGAACCCGATAATTTCTATCAATTCGCCATGCGGAGAAAAGACGGCAATGTAATCCCCAAGCGCTTGCCTATCTTCACCGATTGGCAACTGGATTTTACCCTTTCTATTTTTGATGATGAAATTACCGATAAAGTTCAGGAGGCTATCACTATCGCAGGTCTGTCAGTCGGCATCGGCGCTTGCAGACCAGAATTCGGCAGATTTGAAATCTCTAAATGGGAGGTTAACAAATAATCTTTACCCCACACCACTTGGCCCAACTTCATTTTACTTTACCTTACCGGACTAAACATAACATAACGAATTTATTATAAGCAGGGGAGACTCTAAACGGGACAGCACGGGACTGAACTTAACAGCACTTGACAGGACGTGACACAACGAAACAAAACATTTAATATATTCTACGCCCGCCAACATACATGCTGACTCCGGGAGTTGCTATCTGCACTGGGGTAAAGTCAGCTAGCACATATCTGGCGCAGTCGCATAAATGGTAACGTTCTTTATTCTCTATCTTCTCAGTTGGTCTATAGTTCTCATCCAGTTCATAAGAATATGAGTTTATCTCATCAATAAAGTTCTGGCATGTCCTGAAGATAAACAACTTCGCTGTTTTGAAAAACCCGTAGACCTTCTGTATCCCTTCGTCAACCCTGAGCTCGGTCGGCTCATTAATCGCCCATCCCGCCTGAGTAAAGTCGTTCCGCCATCCAACCTCCTGATGAGAACCTCCTACCCGCTTCGCTATTCTCCGTCTCTTCGCCATCTCTAGCCATTCATTGACATGCTCGAAAGTGGCCTTACCCCCAGCAAGATACTCATCAAAGCAATAAAAATACCCTGTCGCTGGGTCTTGAGCAAGCCACAGAGATGCCATATTATTAGAGCCAAAGTCATGCCCCACATACACTGGCCAGTTCTCTGGCATCTCAAATGGGTCTATTACCGATATTGAACTATCAAACGAGTCATAAATCAAGCCCGCTGGCTTGGCAAATCGCCCGCGATAAAATAAATCAAACTTCCAGGCGGGCATGGTAGCCTTTGCCCTATCCCACTCATCCCTCGGAAATGCCGGATTAACTATACTGTCAACCTGCACCACATCAAAGTCAGGATTGCCGTTTACCCACTGGTCATAAACTTCATCTTTTAACCACCCATACCCATACAAGGTGCTTAACAGTAAAGCTCTCCCTTTCGCTAGCGACAACCGCCTCAATGTGGCTTCCCAAGAGTCCCTCCGAAACTGCTTCTGACCGCACTCATCTAACACCGCTGATTTTGCTGTCGCCGATTCCAGACTCTCAGGATTAGTAGCACTGCCAAATATTATCCTCGTCTCCCGTACCCCTGCATCCTCATAAGCCTTATCATCAAATAAAACCACATCAGCCGGTTTCTTTTTTTCTCTATGGAACACTAAATACCTGCTGCCATGTACTTCTTTATACTCAGCTACATGGTAGAGCGTCTCAAATACATAACGGTATTCCGGTAACATCTTCAAGTTGAGCAGGGGAAATGTAGCCGTTATCGCCAAGTAGTCTCCAGGCCCTTTGAGCCGTATCTCCCTCTCTTGCCAGTCAGGTGCGAAACACGTCTTTCCTAATTGTGTCCCCCCCAATAACGCAGGAAAACGAGCCTTCGAGTCCCATGCCTTCGCTTGCCCTAAATGAAAGTTTAACCTTAACTTGCTCCCTACTACTTCCCTGTAAGGCTTGTACTTCCTCTCTACTACACTTTCTGTCTGTACCACCATCTACTCTACCGCCTCTCTTAACTCCCTGAAATTACTCTCTAACCTCTCCATAGCTTCCCTTAACGCTATACAAGCATCCTCTAGCGCATCAAATGCTATCTTCATGTTCAGCCTTGCTAAATCATTGTCTGTCATTTATTTTCTCTGCCTGTACATTCCTCATGCCACAAGAGTTGA